TTCGATCAGGAGACAATTCCGAAGGTGGTGCGAAGTGAAAGCGATCAAAAACCCGCGACGTGATGAGTTGCATTGGCTCGTCAAAAGACCAAACGCCTGCGCACGGCGGAAGATTCGTGAATGCACCGATCTGGCACTACTGAACGAGGCACTATGTATCGCAGAGGGTTGCCGTCGAATAACCATAAAGGTGCTGATTGAGCGTCGTATCAGAAAGCTGGTGAGAGCGACAAAAAACAAGATGAAAAGCCAAGCGGAATCGTACCTTGTAAACTAGAAAGAGAAGAGAACGAATATGACAGATTTCAAGTTGCCAATTCAGGTGTTTTACAACGGGCGTTGGTTCGATGCGACGGTGATACATCTTTTTACTAGCGAACGAGCCGTGGTGGTATGCCATCCTGTGTTCGCTGAAGTCGCGGTGACTTTCGACCATCTCAACCGCGACATCCGCAACACCCCGCAACCGATACCTAAACAAGGCGTGATGATGAGAGCAGCAGATTTTACGAAGCCGATTCAAGTGCTACACAAAGGGTATTGGCATGATGCAACCGTGGTGCATGTTTTCGCTGATGGAGCGGCTTTGGTATTTTGTCTGAAGGCATACGGCGAGGGCATTCGTCGATTTAATGCGAACGAAACCGACATCCGCAACACGCCGACCGCCGCGCTCAAGCCCCCTGAAACTGAGGGGGTTAAGTATTCGCCGACCAAAACCCCAACCGCCTTAATAAAGGTGGCGTTCACACGCCTCTCAATACCGAAGGGGGCGTTATGGCGATTGATTGCCAAAGCGCGTGACAGTGAAACGAGTTGGCTCCCAATTCGCCGCTATGGGCTGACCACCGTAGATGTAGGCGAATTCACAGTTGACTACTCAAATTTACTTGAGCATTGGGAGTACAGCATTGAAGCGGCAGAAAACAAAGGCAATGACGACCCGACGTGGCATAGTGCAGGAAGAAGGTTTGCGTAATGAAGAAGTCAACCAAATTCAACATCACTCCACCGCAAGAACGGTTTTTGAGAGCGTGCCTTCTCTTTCCGCAGAGGGCGGTCGATAGCTACAGGCCAGCACAAATACTGTGCCTTAAACATTTTTTGACCGATGGGAAGGGATATTACGGTTCAAATAGATTCACAATCACAGAGTCGGGGCGCGAACTGCTTTCAAGAATCGACAACCACGACAATTTACAACCCGGCTGTGGTGCCGAGTGAAACGGCCTAAATGCGACTGCCCGATTTATTGTCGGTATTGTCTGCGGAAGCGCAGTCTCGATTCTGTAGGGCACTACTGTAAAACACACAACTGCCAGTGGCGTCACGGGTACAATGGGTGTTACGCGAAAAACAAAACTGCACGCCGTATCAAACAATTAAAAGGAATAACCCATGCTGCCGATGGAGTGCGAGTGTATGGAGTGGGGCGTTGAGCATCTAACTGATGTGTTTTTAGGCAACGGACACCATTTGAAGTGTGAGCATTTCAGGCCAAACGTCGGCGCTCTAAAACTGTTGCGTGAGTTGCTTGCAGGAATCGACCATTGGGCAGATCGACGTGGGGGCGTGCCTGAAGAATTGTGGGAAGCCTATAAGCAAGCCTACTTTATTTGCCGAAGTGCGTTTCCACCGGAATCAAAACAGAGGCACTAAATCATGCAAATTCCACTGCCAGTGATGAAAGAAATAAAGCTGCCGCACATGCGCTGTGATGTTGATTGCGGTGGGTGCTGTGGGTTCGTGCTGACAACCAAGACAGAGCACGACCGCGTGCGGGCGCATATTGAGGAAAAGAAGATCGTGCCCGTGAAGCAGGGCTATCGCTGTCCTTTCTATCAGGAAGGGACTTGTGCTATTTATGAAGTCAGGCCGTTTGCCTGCCGCCTGTTCGGGCACTCGCCAAGAATGGTGTGTGAGCGGATGTATAACGTCAACATACCATTAAAACGAGAAGAAAAGCTGTGGGCAGAGTATGGTAAGACGGGTGCGTGTGACGAGACGCTTCACACCTTTGCTTACGATGACCATGACGCCGCATCATATTTACGGCAGTACCTTCAGCGCGAGAAAGCAAGACAAAATGAACGACCTTGAAATCTACAGCGTGCCCTTGAATGACCCCTCTCTTGTGGGGCTGGACTTCATTTCACCACTTGAAGAAACAACGGAAGAACGCCTACAGCGCCGGATGGATTCCGTTTCCAAAAGGCTCGATACGCCTCATCGAAATTATGCGCGAGACGAGATGGTTTGGGCACGTTACGCTTTGGCGATCTATCTGAAGCTCTCTGAAGTTACGGTTGAAAGGTTGAATTTATCTGATGAGAAAAAAACCATGTTTTTACAGGAGCACCGTGCCATTACTGAGGGGTATTTGCTTGGGGATTATGACGGGTGGTTGTATGAGGCTGACAGGGTTATCAGGCAACGCATTGAGGCTTTACTGAAAGGAGAATCGCATGTTGGTTTTAACCCGCCGCACCGATGAGTCCATTATGATTGGTTCGAGTGACGGGGACATTGAAATTGTTGTGGTCGCTGTTGATGGGGGTAAGGTTCGGATTGGCATTAACGCACCAAAGGGTCTGCCTATCTACCGCTTTGAAGTGTGGGAATCCATAAGAAATGCAAGATTAAACAATGAAACGCAAACGGCGAATAAGGCTGCATCCGGGGATACCGTTGACTCAGCGCCCCCTGCCGTCTGAAATCATCCGCTTTCTTTCAAAAGTAAAAGTGAATGTGGAAACCGGCTGCTGGTTTTGGAAAGCCTACAAAGACAAAAAGGGATACGGGCAATTTTGGTATCAGGGTAAAATGGTTTGGGCGCATCGTTGGTCGATCCAAGCCTTCACCGGCCCGTTGGAGTATGGCATGGAAGCCCATCATCTGTGTAAAAATCCCTGTTGTGTGAATCCCGACCACATGCAGCCTGAAACGAAAGCCGCCAACTCATTTAACAGCACCAGCTTCAAAGCAAAGGAGTGCCCTTTTTGAATAGTGTGAAAAGAATCCCCTGCGGAGAGCTTGGCAGGCTGTCGCCAAGAGCACTGTTCACTTTGATTTTAAGTCTTGATCGACGAATGGGGCGTCCCGCGTCAAAGGCTATTGAGAAGTGGATAGAGCACCATTGGCTTGACCCCCGGATACTGCCCGCCGATGCAATCATTCCTCTGGACGATGAGGGCATAGAGGAAATCATGGCTAGGCTTATTACTGTTTGGGATGAGCATTATGCGCAGTGGTTTTCCGAGAAGCCTTCAGCAATAAAGAAGCGTAGGCGGCTAAGTTGATGCGAACTTTTCGCATCATAAGGGTGCTGCACGCAAAAAAGGCGGGCTTGCTCATCTATCTGCCCATCAGAATGAAAGTGGTTATCGTGCGCTCGTACATAAAATCCAGATGCCGCTACATCCGCATTCAATCAACCCTCACGGGTGAGTGTTACACTATTTTGGGCGTTGATCGGGAAGCGTTGAAAGAGATAACCCATGAGCCAAAAGGATTCTTCCCAAATGAATAAGCAACTTGCAATTATTGATGCTAACGCGGTACTTTACCGAGCGTTTTATTCACGTTCACCGGAACTTACATCTCCATCGGGCGAGCCGACCAAAGTAGTCAATGAGTTTTTCCAACTGCTGTTCAGATTGCTGGATGCCAATTTGGATTATGTGGCCGTGGCTTTCGATGCTCCCCGTGAGACGTTATTTCGCACCAAGTTATTCCCGGCGTACAAGGGGCAGCGCCCGCCAAAACCAAAAGGCTTCGGACGCCAGCGCAAGCGCGTAAAAGAACTGCTGCGCATAATGCAAGTTCCCACCTTAATGCAGCCGGGGTACGAAGCCGACGATCTGATTGCCACTCTGGTTAAGAACGTGGTGTGGAGCGATCTCGAAATCACCATAGTCAGCAATGATAAAGATTTATACACGCTCGCGGGCTACCCAATGGTCAGAGTGTTGAGCCTGCAAACCAACAGCGTGCTTTCCAAAGAATTTCTCGAACGAAAGTATGGGATCGAGTTATCACAACTTACGGATTATTTCAGCATGGTGGGGGATACTGCGGATAATGTAAAAGGTGCTCTTGGCATCGGAGAAAAGGGTGCGGTTGCGCTACTCACTAAATTCAAAACAGCCAACCGTGCTCTACTGTGCAAATCACTGCTTTCTGACGTGGAGCGTATTGGTTTGTTGTCACCCGCTTTCAAACTGGCAAGGCAGTTAATTCCCTTGCGCTATGACGCCCCGATCTCCTGCGTGCGGCAGACGTACAGTGTGAAAAACATAAAGCTGCACCGCGCGGCGGGACTGTTTAAGGAACTTGGCTTCAAGCGGTGGGCGAATTTTGGCAAAGGTTTTTAATATGTGCATTACAAAGCTGCCGAAGCGTTGGGTGAAGGTACTCAACCCAAGCTATAACCCGGAACAAACCACAAAGTTTTTCATTAAGAGCTACAGCACCAATGAAAAATTCGTCTATGGTTTTGTGGGGCGATATAATAGTGGCATACACAAAGGCGCGGACGGTCAGCCAAGTTATGTGAACTGGCTTCTGGATGTTCATGTAATCCGACCTCTGAAGTACAGCCTTGATGGAAACACGGGATGGCTGCATGGGCTTTGCATTCATCCAAAAAATGTAGTGCGTGTCGGCCCGCTGCTTAATCCTTTCGTGGCGCTCGATCTGGATGCTTTTGAAAAGGTGGAAATCACCGTTCCCACCGACCGCCCTTATTGTGGGGTTGCCGGATATATGAATCGGTATTGGGTGCCCGATTTCAAAAACATCATCCCGGCAACTCCCGTGAAAGAGATTTCCGGCGGGCTTCGGCGCTAAATCTTTAAGCCCGCCGATTTCCATTATTTTTCATTCTGCGCTTGACTGCATCTCCATGCCCGGTATTGTTTAGACCAATAAGGCACTAAGAGATGGCGCGTTTGCCACCCTCAAGGTCAATTCGGATTTGGTAACAAGTCCAGTGTTCGGTGCAATGCTGAATACTTTTGATCTATGACCACCAGCTTAATGCTGTGGCTACCTGCCCAAAAGTTCCTAACTTTTTTGGAAAGGTTGGCAGATGCCAAACACATTCTCGATCAACGATGTAATTCCGCAGATGCTTGCACAAGGCGTTCTGGCGCTTCGCGAGTATTGCCCCATCCCCATGCTCGCCAATCGCGACTATGGTATTGATGCTGCACAAAAGGGAGCGACGATTCAGGTGCCGATTCCCAGCGCCATGACTGCCGCTGATGTCGTGCCCTCAAATACGCCCCCCGTGCCGAGCAGCGCCGCACCCACGTCTGTCAGCATTACTCTGGACAACTGGAAATACGTCGATTTCCACTTAACGGATAAGCAACAGATGGAAGTCTCAACGGGTGTGCTCCCGATGCAGGCGGCAGAAGCCATTAAATCGCTCGCCAATGCAATCAATACTCAAGTGCTGAGCAACTACAAAGCCTTTTTCGGGTACACCGGCACGGCGGGCACCACGCCTTTCGGTACGGGTGTCGAAATTCTCTCTGGCACTGGTGCTCGCACGAATTTGAACAAGCAGCTTGCCCCCATGTCAGATCGGCGATTTTTGCTGAACCCCGATGCCGAAGGAATGGCGATGGGGCTGCGGAACTTCCAAGACGTGAACTTTGGTGTGTCAGTTGACGACATTATGAAGGGCCGCTTGGCCGAGAAATTTGGCTTCTCATGGTGGATGTCACAATTGATGCCCACCCACACGGCGGGCACGATCACCACGGGGCTAATCGCCAAAGCAGCTACGGCGCAAGCCGTGGGGCTGAAAGCTATCGCCTGCACGACTGCGGCAAGCACAGGTGCGTGTGCTTTGGTGGAAGGTGACATCATCACCTTTGCCGGGCACACCCAGACCTACGCACTGACCGCTGCTGCAACGCAGGCTGCGGCAGCTACGGCAGTGACACTGGATATCTATCCGGGGCTGAAAACGGCTCTGGCTGGCTCTGAAGCGATTACGGTGAAGGCTTCCCATGTGGTCAACATGGCCTTCCACCGTGATGCCTTCGTGTTTGCCTCACGCCCGTTGGAGCAGACGGGGCGAGGGCTTGGCCCGATTGTTGAATCAATCACCGATCCTGAATCAGGTATGTCGCTTCGTTTGCAAGTCAGCCGCCAGCACATGCAGACGGTTTGGACTTGGGATGCCCTTTGGGGCAGCAAGGTTGTTCGCCCCGAACTTGGCACCCGGCTTGCCGGTTAATCCCACGGGCGTAAGCACGTTTTACTTCGGCTTCGTTTTGCCACACCATGACGTGCGTGGGTTAATAGCCCACGCACGTTATGTCTTTTTATAAAGGAGCGCAGAATTGTGACCGACGTATGGAACAAGGTTGTTGAAAAACTCCACCTTCCAAGATTTCTGGACTACGCGCGCTACACAGTGCTTTCTGTTTTGCTGGTGTTCACCATGACGGGGTGCCAGTTTCTTTATAAGCCCAAAGCGCCCGATCCCCTTGACCCGAAAGTGCTCATTACACGGGAGTTTTTAGACGCTCGCGTAATAGAGTTTGAAGCCAAAGCCCGCGCATCTTACAAAGTGATCGAAGTTCAGGAAAATATGATCCAACAGATGACGGCGGGGCTTACGCAGCTAATTGCCACGGTGCCGGGGCCGTGGGGGGTTGTGCTTACCAGTATTCTTGGGATCAGTGCTGTAGGATTAGGTGTCACTACGGTTGGCGTCAAGGCTGATAACAGCCGCAAGAATCGCGTCATTAAAGACTTGAAGGATGTGGTTGGTGGTGGGGTTGGTACTATTCATAAGAGCCGAAGCATTAAAGCCGTGAAGGATAGGTAATGCCCATCGATCAACGGTTGCCCGGCGTCAACATCGAAGATGGAAAACTATCACAGCTTTCCGTTGAGCAGGGGCCGTTGGACGTGCGCCTATTCAATGCCCGCGCAGATGGCATAACGGATGACACAAGCGCCGTGCAGGCGTGGATTAACGCACTGGTTGAAACAAAGTCGGTTGGGTTTTTGCCCGCTGGCACGATACTGATTTCTCAAACATTGGTTATTCCACAGACCACGGCAGTTCATTTAATTGGGCAGCAGCGATCTTCGTTTGAGCCGGATACACCGTATGGCTGGAACACGGCTAATGGCCCCACAGCTTTAATTTGGGTTGGTGCAAATGGTGGAACAATGTTTTCCGCCGCACGCTTGCACAATCTGGTGGTTGAGAATTGCAGCATTCAGGGTTCTAAAATTTCACACCTTCACCGGGGCTTTGATGGTGAAACAACTGCTGCCGGAAACGTCCTTACTCTTGGCTTTCCACCGATCAGTTCATTGGTTAATTATGCGGGTGGAACGCTCACTATCTATGGTGGAACAAATGCCGGGACGTACACGGTGGCGTCCTACACAACCACCAGCGTTACCATCACTGGTACTTTTGGATTTACACTGACGGGGCAACAGTGGACGCTTTCTCCCACTGCGGGAAACATCAGTCGCGCAGGAAAGCTATTCCACTTTACGGAAACGGTCGGTTGGAACAACACAGCGCTTCACTTTAAGCGCGTCTCGTTTTTCAACTATGACATTGGGGTGCAGTGCTCCACGGGTGCAGCGGATACGGGCACGGACAACATTCTGTTTGAGGATGTGGCGTTTACTAGCGATGGAAGATCGGACACCGACCTCTCCATTGGCGTTAAAACAATGTCGGTGCAGAATCACCCTTTGTTCTTTAAGCGCATCGGCCTCAACGGGACGAACACACAATTGTTGGATGTTTTTCATGGTGGGGACATCTATATGGAGCAATGCGCGGGCACTCCATACGGGCGCAGTGTGTTTGTTGATTTTCGTGGGGGTGGCCCATTCGCGGGTACGATTTCAATGCGTGACATCACGCTTGAAAGCAACAACGGCTACCCCATTGTTTTGAAGCTGAATCCCACGGACGGCCCTGTGTGGGCATCACTGCATAATTTAGCGCAAGGAAATAGCAACGGCACCAATCCCATTAACCCAAGTCCCGGCGTTTTGATTGTGGGGGCGAATGCCAATCTCAGCATTTATGATTCCATTATCAATCAAACTGATTTAGCGCGTGTTACCGGGTCAGCCGCAACCCCCGCCTGCATACGTTTCAATAACTGTGGTTTACCCATCAACCCCGAACTTGGAATTGTGCTGGCAAACGCTTACTCGAATTACGAATTCGAGGATTGCAAAATCAACATAACCAATGGAGCACTCATCACGGGGAGCAGCCGCGTAGGGCGGCTTCCCAGTGGGTTACGTTGGCTGTTCCATGAGATCGGTACGGGCGCAACATCAGTAACGAAAGATGTCACTGGTCAGAATGATCTTTATTACGATACGGGATTTCACACGAATGCCCATGATAGCCTTCTTGGACAGGGTGTGGACATCGTGGGGCGGGGGGCTTTAGCAGATAGCCCTATTTCTAGGGCTTTCCAGAAATACACACCGCCGTACACGTTGTCGTTTTGGCTGAAAGGCGTGGCTACGGTTCCAACCAACAGTGCCGTGATTGCACTATCGGACTCAACGGGTGGGTTTGCAAATCCGCCGTGGCTGCAAGTTAGATTGAATACAGCGGGTGCTCAACAGAATTACGTCACACTCACATACAACACAACATCTTCCACACCCTATGATTGTGGGGTTGATCTTCAAACGACGCCGCATTTCATCTGTGTCGTGGTGGAAAGTGGAACATCCGCGAAGATTTATGTGGATGGTGTTCTCGCGGGTACGGCAGCGCCCGCTTCCGCGTACACATTGGCCGGATCAGGAACAAGTGAATACCTTAATTTTGGAGATCATTGGTTTTTGCCGAGCACAGACGCGGCAAGTTGCCACTTGTGGGATTTGCGCTATTTAAGAAAAGCCTTGACCATTGATGAGATGCAGTTGCTTCGGCGTGATCCCCGTTATGTGGGTGTAGCAGCAGCCCAGAATTATATCGATCTTGTTGAAGTCGCTGCGTTGCCCCCTGCTGCAAATCAGTTTGTATATTTCACTTCATCAACAACTATTGCCACCAGCAATATCACAGTAGCAGGCCGGGCGCTCATTGATGACGTTGACGCGGCGGCACAACGTACCACGCTCGGCCTTGTCATCGGCACGAATGTCCAAGCCTACGACGCCGACCTCGCCGCAATCGCGGGGCTGACGAGTGCCGCCAACGCTCTCCCGTACTTCACCGGCTCAGGCACGGCGGCGGTTACGACACTCACCGCGTTCGGTCGGTCGCTGATCGATGACGCCGCCGCGAGCGACGCGCGAACTACGCTCGGCCTCGGCACGGCAGCGGTGGTCAACACCGGCACGAGCGGCGCGACGATTGGGCTGCTTAGCACCGCGAACGCTTGGACAACAGCACAAACATTCACGGGCGAACTTATCGGCGGGGCTTCTGGAATTGTGTTGCGATCAGGAGCAACCGTCGCCTTCACGCTGGTAAAAAGCAGCACGACGAGCGGCACATATTTCGAGGTGCAGGACAGTAACGCCAACGTGTTTTTCCGGGTGTCGAGTTCAACCGGCAGCGTCGCGTTCAGAAATGACCTCTTAGACTTTATGGCTTCCGGCGGCAATTTTTACGTCAGTAGTTCCACCGGCAGAATCATCGTCTCCCACCTTGGAACATTGGAGTTTCGAGCCGCTACCAACGGAACGATAGACACCAAGCTATCGCGAGTATCCGCCGGAATGGTGACGTTAAATGACGCCGACCAGACCGGCAACCCCGGCCTAGCCTTCCAAGCCCGCAGCAGCACGACAAATCTCCAAGACCGATTCCGTATCACGACCGCCGCGGTCAGCAATGTTCACGCCGCGCGCCAATACTCGGCTGCTCTGGACGTTTACAATTTCAAAGGTGCGTGTCGCGTACTCTCAATGTCCGCACCTGCGTCTGGAACGCAGGCGACACTTGCATTCGGCGGCGGGACGCAGTTCAAGCAGTTGTTGAGCGCAACCGCCACACTCGACTTCGCGAACATTGTCGCCAATACCGTTGGCACGGCTTTAACCATGACCGTCACGGGCGCGGCGGTTGGTGACACAGTAGAGCTTGGCGCGCCATCGGCACTTGAAGCCGGGCTGGTTGGCTTTGGTTTTGTTTCCGCCACCAACACCGTTTCAATACGACTTTTCAACGGAACTGGCGCGGACATTAACCCCGCGTCCGCAACATGGCGGGCGACCGTCATCACATTCTGAGGTTTTACTATGATCGAAGTTATCAGCTTTTCAAAAGTCATCATTGATGGCACACCCGCTGGCACGCTAGCCGAAGCACTGGCAAACCATAAGGCGAGAGCGGGCGAGATTGCCGCTGCCGCCGCTGCGTGGAACGCCACTAATGAAGCACTCATCGCCACCGCAACCACCGAACGAGATACAGCCGTCGCCGAACGCGATGACATCGTTGCGAAGCTGCTGTTGGCCCGTGAACGCGGCACGGCTCTGTTTGCAGAACTGATCGACCAGACGAGCCTTGCGGACATCGCAAAAGCAAAAGCACTGGCTGAAGCGGTCAAAGCCAAAACCGACGCCGAAGCCGTGATTTTTGAACTAAGCAAATAAACAAAGTGAAAGAGTGACGTATGCACAATCTTGGAATAGGTAATGTGAGTAGGTCTACGGTGAGTGGCCCCGTAGAGCTTGTTAATCAAACAGGTGAGGGCACTGGTACAGTTTATGCTCCTTCAGCGGGATACATTATTTGTGAAGTGACCGGAACAGGACAAGACGGTGCTGCTGATGCTGGTACTGGTGGGGGTGGTGGTGGGTACGCTACAGGGCGGATAAATGTTACCAACGGCGCTGAAATTACATGGACGGTTAGTGCCTATGCCTCTGCAACTAATGTGGTGTCTTTTGGGAGTTCAGTAAGTGTTACTGGAAGCGCAGGCAGTAATAGCGGGGCACTTAATTTTGTTAGTTTTAGTGGTGGGGGTGGTGGTAGTGGTAGTGAAGGAAATGGTACTGGTGGTGGGGGTGGTGCATCGGGCTGCGTTTCGGGGAATGGGGCAGTGGGGTCAAATGCGGGGGCTGCGGCGGGGGTAGGTGGAACTGCCGCCGGGCCAACGGGGGGCAATGGTGGTGGGGGCGGCCCGAACGGTGGCCCCGGTTTTAACGGGGCCACGCCCGGCGGCGGTGGCGGCGGTGGTGGTAGTTTGGATGCTGGCGGCTTAGGTGGTGCAGGAAAAATAATTGTTACGTTCTACCCGAACTAGACTTTAACAGAAGGATTTTCAGATGAAACGCACGATCTTGAAAGAAACGATTGTCAGCAAACCCCTAACCGTTAAATATCAGAAGGGGGATTACCTTGACCTTTCTGCGCTGGATAAAATCGGGAAGTATTTTAGCATGTTCAAAGTGGTTAAGGGTGGGAAGCTCAAACTCTACTTAACCGACGTGGCAATTAAAGTTCCAAATTGGTCAAGGCTGGTCGTGCTCGCCGGGGGTGAAGTTGAAATCTACGATGCAAATAATCTGGTGGGGCCGGGCCAGCTTATTCATGGTGACTATGGAACAAAGTGCCTCATCAGAAACGCTGTATTTAATGCTCCGTTGTTTGGGTATGGTGGCTACATCGGCAATTGGATGCTGAAACTTGACCCCGCCACCAAGAAGTACGTTCCTTCGCGCCCCGGCGACGTGCGCAACATGGACATTGATGGATTTCATGTGCGCTTCGGTTCCGTAGGTGGGCCACGGAGAAAAGACGGTGGGCAGGCCGGATTGCGATTCATGGGAGCATTTGGCATTGCTAAAAATGTCAAGGTGGATAACACCAATAACGATCAGGGCAACGAAGGCATTCAATTGCGCCACGGCAATATGGTGTTGGAGAATTCTGAATCCACTTCCTTTTCAGTGGGGCGGCTAAACCCGCGCGGAAATGATGGCGCGCCTTACAAAGCTATGCCGCACGCTTCAGTAATGTTCAAAAACGTAAAATCACGCGGATACATCATGTTGACGGGTGATCCTCATTTTGCCGGGGAAGGTATCACTTTCCCGCAACGTGACCCGCGCAAGATTGGTGGAGATGTTGCGATAACCAACAAACAGTTCGGCGGATGCCCTAGTGCTAAAGTGGCTCTTTTGAATTGCAAGAGTGGGGCATTCAAGAGTTTGGGTTTCCCGAACGCCACGAGTCTTACGTCAGAATTTAAGAAGATTGCTGCTGCTGCTCGTACTTGGTAGCCTTTCTTGTATCGGTCGTTTGTTTTTGTTTGGAGATCACTCATGCAACGTGCAATCTATGCGGCTCAATCCATTCCGGGGGTTACTTCAAGCGCAATTGTCTGGCGTGATTTGCTCACGAATGAAGTTGCTGTGATTGCGGCGAAGGATCGTGTTTTTTACATTTCGCTTAACATCGCTTCAACCACCAGTGCTTTAATCAACGCTGTTGTGCATGGTGCAACGGGCGGAACTGATGGAAAGATTTTCAGAGGCTATAATCCAACCGCTACGACATTAGGGCATTATTGGGGTAACGTAATCCCGATGTGCAACAGTCAAGGCATAAATGGTGCCTTTCAGAATGTGGGGGCGGATGCCGTTTGGTTTAATGCCGTGGGCTATATTGAAGTTGGCCCCACGCCCTGATATTTTACTTTGATCGTTTAACCGCCACATTTTCGTGGCATTTTTTGAAAAGGAGTCTGCCATGCCTGATAATGTTGACCTTGTGCCCACCATTCTTGTGACCCTGAAAGAATCAGGGGAGCAAATCCGCATCAACGAAGCCGATTTCGATGATGATCTTCACGAAAAGGTTGCACTTAAGCGCAAGCGCCTTTCCACCAACGGCGAGGAAGTTGAGGGCGACGAGGACGCCAAAACGTCAAATCGCAAAAATAAGTAAACCAACTGTGCTGTAAGACGCACCGGGGCTTTGTTTGAGATAAACCCGTATGCCCCTTAATGCCACTCCAAAATCGGCAACTGCCAACTCCTACGTCACGGTAGCTGAGGCAGACATTTACTTTTCAGAAGAACGCCTTAATTCCGAAGTTTGGACTAGCATTTTGGTTGGTGATACCACAACCAAGCCCCGCGCGCTTATTGAAGCCACCTTTCTGATTGACAGTGCTTTTACGTTTGTGGGAACGAAGCGGACGGTGGAGCAAGCCTTGCGGTGGCCCCGTGTCGGGGCCATGTCTTACGACTACGAAGAATTCGATTACGATGAAATCCCCACGCTCCTTAAAAGAGCCACTTGTGAGCTTGCCATTGTCCTTATTGGCAGTGATCCGTTTGCAGGCTCAACGCTTGATCGAGAACTTGGCCGCATCGTTAGTGAAGCCGTAATCGGGCCTTTGAAGGTGAAGTTTAGTGAAGCGCAAGCCCTCAGCGCGATACCTGAAAGAGTGCGGCTGCTGCTGGCATCTTTGGGTATTTCTAATATGGGGGGCGGCCTTACCCTGAGTCATATAAAAACCGCGCGAAGTTGAAATGGCAGCACTTGATACCCTTTTTCGCAAACTCACCAAGTCCGTTCTCGCTTCGTTGGGCGTGGATGGTATCATTTTCAGAGAAACCGAAACCTACGACCCCGTGACCGGGGATAACGTATCAGCGTCGGTAAACACCACCGTTCGAGCCTCACCCCCATCTGATTACACTTACCAGTACAAAGAGGCTTCGTTGCAATTGGGAACTACGGCGTGGGTGATTGTCGGGGCACTTGGTTTAGCCATTGAGCCTGATCCAAAAACAGACCGATACTTGTTTGATGGGTTTGATTTCAAAGTTGTGCGGGCTGATCCAATCTACTCTGGTGATGAAGTTGCGGCTTACGTGCTGCATTTGAAGGAGTAAAGGTTGTGGCTAAGAAAGGCAATAATTATTCTTTTGTGAACGACATCACGGCGTTCATCAACAAAACCAGAGCCAAGCCCGACATCATTCTGCGCGCCCTGTTATTGACGGGGTTAAAAAGCGTGATGATAAAAAACCGGGTGCGTACCGGCAGAAGCCGGGGTAACTGGCGATTAAGCATTGGCAAGCCTGATTTGAAAGCGCAATACAACGTGTTTGACGTGTCGGGCAACGCCTCTCTTGCCAAAGCTGAAACCCCGCCCGGACTTCCAACCATTTTTCGTGATGCGGGTAAGGAAAACGCGGCGGTGGCTGATAGAGCAAAGTTCGGGACGCCCGCCTATTTGACCAACAACATTTACTATTCGGATTTTCTGGAAAACCGAGTTGGGGGTTCGGGCGACAAGCACATGTACCGGACGTTTTTGGAAATGCAGGCTGAACTGGTGCGCATAGTTAATGTCATCAATAAGCATGGCGCTGGTGCGAGGATTCCATGATTGATCTTGAAGCTGTCAGAATCCTTCTGCGCAGTCATTTTGCATTGACTGCCGGATTGCCCGTTGCCGCTTATCGCAAATATGAAAACACGGCATTTAATCCACCGGATAATGCAATGTGGGTGAGTGAGCGCTTTTTGGTGGATGGGGAACGCCAAGTAGCGAGCGATCTGGTCAGCGCCACAGGGATCATCACGTTTGCCGTACACGGGCCAACGGGAAAAGGAACAAAGATTGCGGGCGTGCTGGCTAAGGCAATCAAGGAACAGTTCGCGGTTCCACAAAGTTTGCAATCGGGGGCTTTAGAGGTTGCAATAGACCGCGCAGAAACCGTATCAGGGTTCATTGACGAGCCGTGGTACATAGTGCCAACCTTAATCAGTTGGCGAGTTTACGGGTCAGCAAACAATTAGGAGTCGTTATGCCTTTAGCTTCTGCCGCAAGAGTTGGCCTTTCCTACGTCGCTGAAGTGACACAGGGCGTCACTCCCGCAGCCCCCACAATGAAGCGCTTGCGCAACACACAACGCTCCATAAATCCAAGTATCAACACACTCGAATCGAACGAGGGGCGGGAAGATCGGCAAGTGGCCGATATGCGGCACGGATTTAATTCCGCGACGGGCACGGTTGGTTTTGAACTTGGCAGTCAGTCTTACGATGACATGCTTGAAGCCGCGATGGGTGGAACGTGGGCTGCTGTTGTCGTAGCGGGTGGCCCGGACTTTGGGGCGACTTCACCCAATCTGTTCACGCGGTCAGCCGGATCGTTTACGGCGGATGGTTTTCGCATAGGCGATACCATTCGCACCGCGAGTTTTGCGAACCCCGCCAACAATGGAACGTGGGTAGTCACGGCAGTTGGAACCACGACCATTACGGTGCTGGCAACTACTCTAGTTACTGTCGCTGCTGCGGGTGGGCGTACATTGGTCTACCCCGGCAAGCGCTTAGACATTGGCTCAACGCTTAAAACTTTCACATTCGAGCGACGTTTTTCCGATGTCCCGCTGTACGAAGTTTATCGGGGCGTGGCCGTGAACCAACTCACCGTGACAGCTACGCCGGAACAAATGGTTACATGTGCGTTGACTTTGTTGGGCCTATCCTTTGGGGTGCAGAGTGGTACTTCACTCGGTACGCCAACGGCTGCGCCAACCACTTCTCCTTTTTCGGCGTTTGATGGCATCTTCATTAAGTCTGCCGTTGAAAATGCTGCTTGTACTTCATTGGAATTTACGCTCAACAACAACCGCACAACGCAGGGCGTTATTGGCAGTCGGTTTTCTCCTGAAGTTTTTGAAGGGGATGCCCGCGTGAGCGGCAGCATTTCGGCATTCATGGCAGACGCGGTTGATTTCAACAACTTCTTTAATGAGGATGAAATCGCGCTGTCTGTCCGGTTTGATGATCTTGATGGTGTGAATTTTATGACCATAGTGGTGCCCCGGCTGAAAATTAGCAGCAACGAAAAAGACCCGCCCCGCACCGGCCCGATTGTTGCCAACCAAGCCTTCATGGGGCTGGTGCACGCGACGTATAACACGACAATGACGATTCAACGCAGCAACACTTAATTTGCTGCGCAACCTTGTGGCCCGAACTCAGGAGCAAAGATTCCCATGCCCGACTTTTCCAACATCAACAAAAACATCAAAGAGGCCGAGTGGCTTACCGTCATCAACCCCTCAACCGGAAAGCCCATCGACGATCCCCGTGGTACTGTGCGAATCCTGCTGCGTAACCCCGAATCCAGAGAATCCCTCAAGTCGCAAAAAGATGCACAAACCAAAAGCCTCAAGAGTGTGCTTGGGGGACGCCGGGGAAGCGGTGGGGCAGACGTGGAAGGCTTGGTTGAGAGTGCTGCTGCCCTTCGCGTAGCGGCTACGGTTGAGCTTGAGAACGTCGAGTTTGAAGGACACTCCGTTGATAGCCCCGATGACATCAGAAGGCTGTACGATGCGTGTGGCTGGCTCTGCCTACAAGTGGACGAGTTTCTTAACGACCGAAGCAACTTCTTGGGAAACTGATAGCGCAGCTTTTAGCAGCCGCTGAAGATCGATTCAAGCTGGACAAAACAGATGAGAAGGGCGTGGCATTAGAAGCCCATCTGCGGCAAGCCTCACGGTCTAAGGGCTGGCAAAAAGTTGCGCAAGCTGCTGAACTTTCTGACGCTGAAATTCCCTTTGTGTTGCTGTACCTTTGGGAAGCCTTCCTTCAATTGAATCAAACCCGCCAGTACGGGCTAGGCCCACTTCCCATTCTATACAATGAAATTCTCGCCTATTCTGCGCTGATGGGTGTGGATTTTGAGCCGTGGGAAATCAACACGCTAAAACAGCTTGATATGGTTATGCTTGCAACGACCGCCAAAACAAAGGAAACTTCCAACTAAGGAGTTTATTCAATGGCTGATCTTGCCGTACTAAACATCGTCGTCAACTCCGGTAATCTTGGCACTGTCAATCGATTGCTTCAGCAACTTTCTGGCGCGTCTGTTAATGCAGCGGGCGGGGTTGGTCGCCTTAATCGTAGTTTTTTTTCAAACACGGCGCTGGTGAATGGGGCCAGTCAAGCCTATCGCGGCCTATTTGGGCTAGTCGCACAGACGGCGGGGGCAGTCACCCTTTTAGGCACGGCATTAGCAAGTTTGAAATTGGCCGCTGAGTTTGAGCAGCAAACCGTCGCCATTCAAACATTGGTTGGGAATGTAGATCGCGCCAATCAGATGTTGATGGAATTGCAGGATTTGGCGATTAACACGCCGCTACAATTCAGAGGGCTAACCGAAGTTGCCAAAAACATGCTGGCACTTGGTTTTAAGACTGAGACTGTCCTACCTACCATGAAAGCACTGTCCAACATAGTTGCGGCTATGGGGGGTACTGAGCAAAACATGGAGCGCATAATTGTCCAACTTTCACAGATGTCGCTAAAGGGGCGTGTGGCTACACAGGACATGCGTATTCTTGCCGAGAACGGCGTCAACTCTTTTGGTTATCTTAGAGACGCCGTAGGGGGCACCTTTGGTGAGCTATTTAAGTTAATAGAGCGTGGGCGAATTGATGGTGGTGAGGCAATGAAGGTTATCGCAACGGGAGTTAACAACGATCCTAAATTCAAAAACCTTGCCAAAATTATGCAGGAAAGTTTGCGGGGTACGTTTAACAAAGTGGTGGAACAAATAACCTTTGCGTTGCGCGATATTGGCACGGAAGCTGCAAAGGCTTTCGACTTGAAGGGCGCTCTTAACAAGTTTTATTCGGGAATTGTTCCGGTACGCTTGGTTTTAACTGACTTGATCCGCTTGCTCGCGGGACTTCCGCCGCGCTTGGAAGCATCAAAGCGTTTGTTTGAAAGACTCGCGCCTATTCTTCAGATTGTCGGCACATTCCTCAAGATCATCATTGCCATTAAAGTAGCTACCTTTCTTTTAGGCATTGGTGGGGCTTTGCTTTCGACGACAGTAAGGTTCATTGCTTTTGCGGGAGTGCTTAATACTGGCGCTAAATATCTGCTGAATTTCAAAACAATCATTCTTGGGTTGCCCGCAGCTATTAAAGGGGCTGTGGTTGCGTTTTATCCCTTGATTGCTGTGTTAGCCATACTTTCGACAGCAGTTCTCGGATTTACGCTTGGATCATACCTATATGACGAGTTTAAGATCGTTCAGCAGGCCGGGGCGCTTATGGTTTCCGCGTTTCAGACAATGCTTAGCACCATTAAGTTCGCGTTTGCGGCAGCGAAAGCTGGAATTATTTTTATATGGGAATCTCTTTGGGAAAATATGAAAAGCATTGTTAGAAAGGGGCTTGAAACTTTAAGTGCTCCATTAGGAGTGCTTGATGCGCTAATCGCGTATAACACCGGACTAAACTCTAATCTTGCAACCCTTGCAAAAGCTGCAACTATTGGTTTGGGCGCAGGGGCCACGGGCGATCCTTATCTAGCCTTAGGAAAAAGTTTGGATGATGCAGGCAACAAATTCTTAGAAGAGCGCGCCTTAAATCTGAGTGTGCTGGCAACTACGATGGGGAATATAGCAGTTGAATTTGCAGGAAAGGCTACCAAACACGGTTTGGAAAACCACTTAACAGGAAAGTCATATTGGGAAAGTGTCAAAGCACAATTTTCTGGAAACTTCCCAGATGTACTGAAGCTGGTGAAGGAGCAATTTGGGGAATTAAGCGCCGTGGTTTCTGCTGAGTATGCTGCCTTTATCAAAGAATTGGATAAACCCCGTGGGCTAAGGGGTGTGATGGCGAACGCGGTGGGTGGGCCAATGTTCGTAAAAATGGTGGACGAGCTTCAGCAAGCCTCAAAAGAAGAACAAGAACGTGCCGCACTTGCGCCTGATTTGTCCAAACTGGTGAGGCCAAAAAACGAGGACAGCAGTATCAATAACATAGAGCGCAGATTACAAAATCTACGCACGGAAATTCAGCTTGCGGGTAAGTCGCGGGAAGCTCAAGAGCGCACACTGGAATTATACAGCTTTCAAGATGATGCGCTTGAAGCGTATGGGGATGATCTGATAAAGGTAACTCAGTTGACAGATGAATACGCTGCATCATTAGACAAGTTAAATCAGTTGAAAAAATTGGAAGAAATTGCTTTCAGAGTTGGGGATGCCTTTTCGGATGCCTTCACCGACATCATCTTCTCCGCCAAGTCCGCCACCGAAGCCATTGGTGAGTTCATCAAGGCTGTGCTGAAGATGGTGTTCCAACAGGCTGTAGCACAGCCCGTCGCAAGTGCCGTGTCCACCGGCATATTCGGATTTTTGAGTCGCTTTGGCGTAGGTTTGTTTGGGGGAAGCACTCCAACCGGCAGTTACCGCTCGCCCAATGTGGGCTTTGCAGCGGGACAAGCTGCAATAGACAATGCAATCAATCTCAGGCCCGCTGTACCGTTTGCCAACGGGGGCGTGTTCAGCCGCAGCACAGCCTTTCCAATAGGCGTTATGGGTGAACGTGGCCCCGAAGCAATCATGCCCTTAAAACGCGGCGCAAACGGACGGTTGGGGGTTGAGATGAACGGCGGTAGTTCTAACAATGTGGTAATGAACGTCTACACCAAAGACGCGGACAGCTTCCGCCGAAGCAAGAGCCAGATCACGGGCGACCTTTCTCGCGCAGTGCGCAAAAGGTAAATGATGGACGACTTCAGTGAAGAAATTCTGCCGCACGGTTACGGCTATCAGACCGAGCATGGGCGTGGGTATTCTACCCGCATGTTTTCGCTGGATAGTGGCTGGACACACCCTAAGGCGCGGTGGGCTGCTCCATTAAATCGGTACACGGTGAATTACCAGAATCGGTCGTTCACGGAAATGGATCAGATTCGCGCCTTTTATTACAACCACTACGGCAGTGCTAAAGGATTTAGGCTTAAAGACAAGCTGGATTTTTCATCGGCGGCTAATCATCGTGGCACGCCGACCATGTTGGATCAGACCATCCTGCTGACGGGTGGTGTTTATCGCTTGGCGAAAACCTACGACATTGCAGGCACCGTTGTTGTTAAGCCCATCTATAAACCGATTCTTGGAACAGTGCTTATTTCAGATGTGGGTGTGAATGTCACGGGATCAGTAACGGTGAACTATGAGACGGGCGTTTTGACGGGGTACACCCCAACAGGCGCATACAAGGCGGGGTTTTTATTCCACACCCCTGTCCGCTTTAATGGTGAACAGCTTATCGTTTCGATTGACGACCATGAAAACGCTTCCATTGAGAGTTTGGAACTTATTGAATTGAGGCTGACTTAAAATGGATTTTGATGAAGTCCGTTTACCAGAGCGTTTGACGTTTGGCTCAAGGGGCGGGCCATCCTTCAACAATACGGTGGTGCGCCTGCATGGCGGACAGGAGCGTAGAATTGTGCGCTGGCGCGCCCCGCTGCATAAGTACAATCTTGCCCCCGTTCTCAAAACATCCACGCAACTCGATACGCTGATTGAATTCTACATCGGTCGAAAAGGCCCGGCGCGAGGATTTCGTTTCAAAGATTGGATGGACTTCACGACGGCTGCTGATAGCCGCAGCGTTCCAACAATCTCTGACGTGGTGTGTCAGCCCACTGATGGAACATTCACTATCTTTCAGATCGCCAAAACGTACACGTTCGGCGCACTGACTTTTACACGCAAGATCAATAAGCCCGTGGTCGGTACGCTGGTGCTTGGTAAGAACAATGTGCAAGTGCTTAGTGGGTTTACTGTGAATTACGCTACCGGGCGCATAACTTTTGCGGCTGCGGTGGCCCCTAGTGATGTCATTTCATGTGGCTGTGAGTTCGACGTGCCGGTACGTTTTGATGATGCCGTGGATATTCTTTCACTGACCATTGAAGCCTTCAATAAGAATCAGACGCCGGATATTTCGCTGATTGAAATTCGCGTGGATTCAACGGCTGTGTTGGATACAACGCCCGGTAATCCTGAAGTGCCCCCACCGACACCGGGCGAAGTTGGAGAGGCTTGTGAAAGAACCCCCATCAACACGGCTTTGCCCGCTGTGTTTTACGTCACTGGATTGCCCGGCCCCGGTTATCAGTTTAATGAAGGAAACAATTGGTTTGTACTTGAATCGAATTTGAACGACCTAACCGGACTGGATTACACGTTGACTGCCGCAGAACTGGTTGCGGGGGTAACGAAGGGCACGGGTGTTTTTTACAATTGGGTAGATAAGACCACTCTATTAAACATTCCCGGCAGATATTACGAAGTGATGTGGCGGTGGACGCCTAGAACACTTGCGGACAACATTGATTGTAAGGTTGGGGGAATCTTCCATATCTTCTTTTCTAATGCTTCCATCGAAGTTCCAGTATTTGGGGGATTCAGTGATAACAATTCTCCGTGGTCAGAAATCCACTCGTCTTGCCAGCGCGTTCATAATACAGCGTGTTTAGAACACGGTTCGGGTCAACCGGAGATTTCACCCGTTGTGAAGCCCCCTTCTCAAGGTTTGCCGGGTTCTGTGTTGATGTCACAAGGAATTGATTCCGCGAAACCCAGTGGGGGCGGCGCAGGGGGCACTTCTATTGTTTGGGGCGACCCGATAAATCTCTACTTCTCGCGACCAAAAGGAGCGGATACGCGAGTCATGTACGCGAGCGCGCACATGCTTGCGAGTGAAGAAATGCAGCAAGTAACCCAAATGAAGGGGCCGGTTATTGGTGCTATAACACCCACCGGGTACGGCTTGGTTAATGCCACGGAGTACAATCTGGAATGGCACGTTGCGCGAAGAAAGATCAACAGTACCGATGACATGGGATCAGTGATTACCGCCGGAGCATTAGTAGCCTCTGAGCCTAAATTGTATCGGGTTCACATGAGGCTTATAAAGCAACTCAGCCCCTTTGTGTTTGACTGCCTGCGCATCCAGCTTTTCATTAAAAACTGGATGGGTACGGGTAATGACTTTGTTATTTTCGATACGGGCGATTGGACGGTTCTTACTGGTGGGGGAACTGAGATCATAACCTATGGTGGGGGAAGCCCGGATACACTTAGCTATCATTATGCGCCCTCAGGGTCGGGCAATGTGTCGGTGTGGAAGTCAGACTGGACAGATGGAATATGATAACACTTACCATCGCACAAAAAGCAGTGCTGGATAGTGGGGCGTTGTGTTTATGCACGCTTTACGTCATCACGCGCACGGATGGGGTTATTCTGCGCTTCACGGATCACGATCAGGAGATTTTGTTTAGCAGCAACATTTACTATCCCGGCGTTGGATTTAATGCGTCCGCAGCGCAAAAGCAAAGTGGTATGCGCTCGCGTAACCGTGATGCGCTTGGGGTCATTACTTCGGATTCAATAACCAATGATGATCTACGCGCAGGTCGATACCGTGACGCCAAAGTGGAAGAACTGCTGGTGGCTTGGGATGATTTGGCGTTGGGGGCGTTCTATACCAACACCTACTGGATTGATGAAGTCACCTTTAGCGTTGAGGAATGGCAGGGAACGCTGGCGGGCATTACGACGTGGTTGGAGAAGGAAATTGGCTCGTACTATACGCGGGACTGCCGCTTCGTTTTGGGTGATGCGCAGTGCGGAAAAAATTTGGCATCTTTCACTTTCACTGGCGCGGTCACTGCCGTAACTACATCGCGCACGCGCTTTCAAAGCGGCTTGGCGAACGCTGATGGCTACTTCAATTATGGTAAATTGACGTGGACGGGCGGGGCTAATTTGAATCTTGTGGCTGATGTTAAAACGTACCTTAATGCCAGTGGTGATGTGGCGCTGTGGCTCGCGCTACCCTTTGACATTGTAATTGGTGATACTTTCGTAATTGTGGCGGGGTGCGATAAGCTATTCACCACTTGCAAAACCAAGTTCAGTAACGGTGTGCGCTTCGGCGGATTTCCTTACATTCCGGGGGGAGATGTTGCGAGAGCAACGCCCGATGGAAAAAGCTAAAATAAGTAACCGTGTTTTAGTTGCTGCAGCGCGAAGTCTAGTGGGGCTTAAATTTACGCACATGGGGCGCTCTATAGAAAACGGGCTGGACTGCATTGGCATCGTTTTGAAAGCATTTGAATTAAATGGGATTCAACTCGATTCGGGTTGGGTTTATCCGGCTTCACCAGATCAAGACTTGTTAAGCGTTGTGCTGGCTTCGTTGGGAGAACCCCGGCCCACGGGCGTCATTAAACCGGGTGACGTGGCTTTATTTTACTTCTCTGGAATTCACAAAATACCTACACACATTGCGGTGGTTACTGATTATGGTTTAATTCACGCCGACAGTGGTGAATCAGGCAAGGTGATTGAGGTGCGCTTCAGTCCCGGTTATCACCGTCATCTGCACTCAGTTTGGAAGTCGCCGCATTTGCAGTATGAAGATGGGTTTGATTTATGGCAATAATCAACACGGCAAGGGCTTTACGCCTAATAGAAAGGTAGACGAACGTGGCTACGCTTGCTCTCTTTGCAGCGGGTTCGTTAATCGGCGGTGGGCTATTTCCTACCGGCGCTTTTCTCGGATTGACCGGGGCTGCAATTGGCGGCGCTATTGGCGGCAGCATCGGTGGAATTCTTGACCAGACCTTTCTCTTTCCACTTTTTAATAATCAAAAAGTATCCGGCCCACGTCTGGATGACTTTCAAATTCAAACGAACAGTGAAGGCTCTCCCATCAACTTTGTTGTAGGGGATGGAGCGCGTGTGGCGGGAACTTTGATCTATGCCGGGCCGCTGGTTGAGCGGCGTAAGCGCAAACGCGTAGGGGGCATTGGGGGCATTGGGGGCAGTAAGGTCACAAGCTATTCTTACTCAATCACCATAGCGATTGGTGTCTGTGAAGGGCCAATCAGCAGTATCCAAACGATTTGGGCAGACGGCAAGGTGGTTTATGATAATGGTGTGTTTGATGCTCGCTATTTGGATTTAGATATTTACAACGGCACACAAACCACAGTTGATACTGATCTCGAAGCTCTTGCGGGAGCGGGGGAGATGCAGGCCCACATTGGAATTGCTTATGTAAAAATAAAGTCTTTGCAGCTTGCTGACTTTGGAAACCGCATTCCCAACTTCACGTTTTTGGTTAAACAGACTGTAACGCCTACGCTGGCATCGGCGGTGCTTACGATTGTGGGTAGGCTTGGCGTTATCCCACCTGCGTTTGATTATTCTGCGCTAAGCGCGCTCGATCTGGTAAAGGGTTATTTACTTTCCGGCCCGCAGAACACCATCCAAGCCCTTGAGCCTTTGTTGCTGGCATTTGCAATTGAAGCCCGTGAACGCGCGGGGACACTTCATTTCTTTCCAAGGCGATCTTCTGGTTCCACCAATGTTGAGTACATTGACATGGCGGCGCACGAACTTGACCAACAAGTGCCCCAAGTGCTCACGCTGACAGATAATCCTACCCGCAGACTGCCTGATGAAATGATCGTGACCTACATCGACACCACTAACGACTTTCAGCAGGCTTCTCAACGCGCTAAATTAAATGAACGTGTTAATCGCATCACGGCCACCATCAACATGCCTATGGTGCTCACACCCGGACAGGCAAGAGCAATTGCAGAGCGTGAACTTTATAGTCTCTATGCTTATCGCTCTTATGCAGAATTCACGTTGCCACCCCGGTGGATTTCCATTGAGGAAGGAGATTTACTGGTCATCACGGACGGCACACAGGTATTTTCCGTGCGCATAACTGAAGCCAATCAGGGCTACAACTTAATCACGCAAGTAAAAGGGGTGCTTGAGCAATCCCAAACCCTTTCTTCCACGCCGGGTACGTCGTCTGGCACACCCACGGGCCATATTCCTTATGCCCCGCCCACGCTTACCTTTCATGCGTTAAACCTTCCCCCATTGGCGGATGGTGAGGTTCAGCAACCCGGCTTTTATGTGGCGGTTTGTGCAACTAACGTGGCTACTGAGTTCAGAGGCGCAGTTATTTATGGAAGCACAGACAATGTTGAATTTGACGAGTTTGAAAGACTCTCTGATGAAGGCATAATAGGGGCTACAACTAATGCTGTTCCTTCTGCTTCTGTTGATGTAAAGGACACCATTAACTTCGTTGACGTGACTTTACTCAATGGATCATTGGCATCGGCTACAGCAGATCAAGTCAATCGGGGAACGAATTGGGCTTTAGTCGGGAATGAGATCATTGCGTTTGAAACAGTGGCTTCCATCGGCACAAACCAGTACCGCCTTAGTAATCTCTACCGGGGTCGGCGGGACACAATGGATGTCAGTGATTTAGGCGGGCACGTTATTGGTGATAGGTTTATTTTACTGGATCAAAGCACCGTTGTGTTTATTCCAATTGAAACAGCGGAAATAAATCAAGCGATTTACCTTAAAGCCGTGCCGCTGTATGCCAACGCCGGGGATTACGTTGGCAGCTTGTTCACACCGAATGGTGAGAACGTAAAGAATTTCCGGCCCCGCCCCGTTCAGCGCGACACGTCTAAGGGTGGTGCTTTCGACATCTACATCACTTGGCAGCGTCGATCCCGTTATGTGTCGCGCATATTCGGGGGTTCCGCTAATCCGCTGGATGAGCCATTTGAGAGGTATGACGTGCTGATTTATGAGAACACCATAGCTGGTACGTTGCTGCGGACTGTGCGCGTCACAGATGCAACTTTTTACAATTACACTAAGAGCTTTCAGACTGAGGATGGGATGATAGTACCCGGCGGGCAAGTTTATGTAGAGCTATATCAACTAGGAAGGTTCGTTGGGCGCGGCAATCTGGCATCGGCAACCTTAATTTAAGAACAGGAACGAATCATGGCAACACCACAATTAGCGTTGGACGTTTTAAGTGAGGGACAGAACGGCGCTGAATCCATCGTCAACGACAACAGCTATCGGCTGGATGCCCTATGCCAGTTGTCGGTTAAAGATCGCACCAATACGCCCCCCGGAGCGCCGGTAGAGGGGGATCGTTATCTGATTGGTGCTGCACCTACGGGAGTGTGGGCTGCACAAGCCAATAAGGTTGCGTGGTACGTTAGTGGGTGGAAGTATTTGGCACCGAAGCAGGGCTTTCGTGCTTGGGTGGATGATGAAAAATGCTTTATGCGCTACAACGGAACGGTGTGGTACGCCGAAGGCAAAATCACCCTTCAAAGCAACGGCATAGTAATCACCACAACCACGACAAGCCCGGCAGACCTAAAGACGATTTCAATCCCGGCAGCAACTTTGGTGAATGACGGGGATATGCTGCACGCGCAATATGGGTTTGAATTAAACACAGCCGCCGCTGACGCTTTTGTTAGCCTTTACTTTAACACCACTATTTTTACTGAAACGTCTGCACCAGCTTCGGGTTCCAATCTGCTCTTTGATGTGTACATCGCCAGAACTTCAAACACGACAGTAACCATTTTTGGATCAATTACGGGAAAAGGACTCGTCCCCGGAAACCCCGTAATTTTAGTAGCGCTAAGCAGTTTGAATCTGACCACCACGGCCTACACCTTGAAGGTGGTGGGGGAAGCCGCTGGTGGAACTATTTCCTGTAAGTTTGTGCTGGTTGAAAAGGTTCCTGCCGCGCTGGTGTAAACAAGGTGAAGGCTATGACGATTGAATTCAGAGACACGGGACTGATCGAAGTGGATGGCAAGCCAATGGGCCTTGCCAACATGATGCGCTTTCACGCGGGCCTTGCATCAGAAACAGAAGCAGCCTTTAGAAAGTTTCTTGTTGAAAAGGACTTGAGGCATCAGGAAGCGTTGGAAGAATTGAAGGTTATGGCTGCGGATACGCTCAAGGATATGGTGGCAGAAGCCCAATACCGCATTGAGCACGCCCACAGCCTGCCAACCCCACCCACAGACCGGCCAGCTACCCTTACAGGGCGATTGCAGGCGTGGTGGAGCAGGAATACCCCACTTTGACCCCCTCTGAATCAAAAAGCCGCTGAGAGTGCCGCGTAGACGCCCTCACCGGCCCAAAAAAAAGAGTGAGGAATAGCACACAAGGCTACGCCGTCTGCCCCGGTATAGGACGATTTTTCCAAAACCGCGATACGATCCACGATTCCGCCTACGACGCGATGAGTCGGTACATCGAAAAGCGGCAGTACATCACGGCAACATTCTCCCGGTCGGCGGCTGCGGGTCTCGCGGCGGCTTCGCGTTTCGCATGAGTATCAAAATGACTACCCACGAAATGACCGTGGCGATGAGGCCGATTACTACCAGCGTGGCGGTGTTCATTTGCGGCGACCCTCGACCAGCCGTTCCACATATTTCAACTTCTTCTCAAGCTCCGAATACCTGCCGCACTCAACATGCAATTCCTCACGCAGCCGGTCAACTTGTTCGGTGAGCTTCGCGTTTTGCTCTTCCAGATATTGGATTCGGGCGATGAGTTTGCTCATGAATTTCTCGTCCAGCGCGTCCTTCTTCGTGCCGCGTGCTATCCAAGCCGCGATTGCGCCGAAGAAACTCGCGCCGAGTACGCCGATGATTGTCGCCCACTCACCCACGTCTTATCCCCCGCCAGATAATGAGCAGGTGAACCACGGCGATAAACAATCGTTCCGCCGCTGTGGACGAGTAGGGATTCGAGACAAGCTGAGTGAAGCCGCTGAAGGCCCACCACGCCGCCGATATTCCAAGTGAGATATTCGCGAACCGGCCCGAAACCAAGCTCGCGAATTTCATCGTGGCAAGGGCGAGCCATATCGTGGCCAGACACCATTCCGGCATCATCCGCGAGAAAACTTCCAGCGTCTGCACGTTGCCGAAACTTTGCATCGGAAGCAACAGATGCACGCCGATAAGCAGGCTCAACCCGGCGATGAGCCATTCAACAATTCGCGAATCAAACGGTGGCATTTCGGGTTTCATTTGCGTTCGTTCCATCTAATCGATTCGGGGCACATCCACGTCGCGAACGCCACTTAACAGGCCAAAGGCGTTCAGCACGACAAGAATTAAGATGACAACCGCAACCACAAAAATTGCAGTCTTAAAACTGGCGGGCATCGGGATGAAGGTTGTGACTGCCCAGACGAGCAACCCCATGAGCGCAATAAAAATGATGAGTCCAATCATGTGTAATCCCTTTAGGCTTTCCAAAAGCTGCGGAACAACTTAACGACGCTTGGAAGTACGGCGGACAGTGCCCGATTTCTGCGCCTTAACTTCAGCTTTGTGCGCTTTGGCGTCAGCCTTTTGTTCTTTGGCGTCAGACTTGGTTACGGGCATGAGATTGTCCTATCCGTCCAATTATATTGGACAAAAGCGGTTAAAACCCCCCTTAACAATGAAAATCCTATACTTCAGCACTTATGCTTGTCAACAAGTCTGAATTTGACTCAAAAACCAACGTAGAGTGCTACAGGGCTTCAGGGGTTAAAAATCTTCTGTTTTTCAGTTGCAAAGAAACCCCGGCTCATTAAAGTATTCCGTGCGTTACTAACCGAACGGTTCCGCAGAAACAGAAAAACCGTAGGTCGTCCGAATAATGGCTGGAAAAGATGATGTGGGGATAACTCCATAATCAGAACGATAGCAGCCTCACAAGCTGTCCAGCAGGTGTAGCCATTCCTGATTGTCAGACGCCCATAAAACCCGCGCTGATTCGGCTTATCAACGGGTACCTCACAGAAGGTTGTTTTCGACAGGCGTTTCTTTCAGTTTTTGATACCCCACTCTTGCATCCAGTTTGCGCTACGCTGGATCATTGACAATATAATAAGTGTATATCCAATGTGGGTATATGTTTATTTATCTTGCTCATGGTTCAGTGCTCAGCGGAAAGATGTGAGGGATAGAAGCCGTGGCTTACACCTAAACAAGTACACAAAATAATACAAAATGTAATCAATATAGCGCATAATATAGTATTTAGCGCATAATATAGCGCATAATAGAGCATTATGCGCATAATAGAGCATTATGCGCATAATAGAGCATTATGCGTCCCCACACCATAGAGCGCTTCATTCTAAGCCCCTTGACAAATGATAGGTTCTATGTATACTTGTTCTCTGTACAAAACCATTGTTACTGAAAAGGAGTATTTAATTATGCGCGTCTACAATGACTCAGACATTCCCAACGAAATGCTGCTTCCGCTGCTTGAGTTTGCAAGCAAGGGGGTAAACACGAATCTTGTGGAAGTTCAGATCAGTTCAACAG